ATAACTTGTTCAAGAAGAAGCTGACCCCCTGCCACAGCTGCTGGAGGAATTACAACCACTTCGAATTGGTTGAGATAAACTGGCTCGTATTTGTTAATAGAGTACAGAGAATTCTGAAAATGAGGTAAACCTGCCATGATTCATTTATATATCTTTTTTACACAAAGTTGATGAAACCTCCTGCAGCTATGCCTCCGGTTCGGGTGACTGTGATTCTGTTAATGAATTTTTGAATACCCCTTGCTGGCTCGATTATCACATCGATGATACCGATGTTCTGATCGATAATAGAAGGAGGATTATTGGAAGCATCCATAATAACTTGGTAGGCATAAATACCACCCCCTGCTCTCACTCCATCCAAATAGGTATCAACGATAGTCTTGATCTCTAAACGAATTGAGTCCTCGTTGAAGTCAAAGAGATAATTAGAGAGAATTTCTTCGACGTCGTTTTCAAGACTGATCAGTAAATCCCGAACGTGCACAAGATTAAATGCAGAATTTACAACCTGATAAGCGGTTTGGTTTCCGAAAATAACGACCCCGAATCCTCTCTTCTTGATGATTGGATTGAGACCGAAAGGTTCTAGCCAGCCCCTATCGTCGTTGGTGAAGTCGTATTCTACTCCTACGATAGTACCTCCTGAGATCGTACCTCTTTTCTGACCAGCTATAATGTTGTAAGGTTCTCCGTTGGCAAACTTCCGGACAAAGTTGTTCGAAACGTAAGCAGCTGGAGGAACGTTTAGATTTCTGTTGTTCTCTCTGACCGTGATGTAAGGAGTGTAGAAAGCAGCATACGATGCTCCTAAATCTTGGGTTGGTAAGCTAAAGGTGTAGGAGGGATTTAAAGATAGATTTCCACCCTCTGCGATATATCTGGCTTCCAAAGGAGGGAATGGATCTGTTGCTGTTGGTGCATTAGTAAATCTGGGATCCGTACTGGCTCTGAATTGAGCCATAGAAGGAGCATTGATGAAGGCCAAAGCTTTTTGTCTCATCATTGCCAATTTTGAAAGCTGGAATTTAGAATTAGGCTGAATAGTTCCGCTGAAGGTATCGACAATGTAACGGAATGAAATGACGTCTTTAGTGGCAAGAGTCGCAGCCAAGTTCGTGTTGTATAAGACATCTAAAATTTCGTTGACCCTTAGATCAGAACCGTTAGGTCTCTGAGCATCTCTCATAGTGTAACCCTGTAAATAAATGAAATCGAAGGATCTAGTAAATTGAGGGATCGATTTGAATTTTTGTACTTGGACGGGGTCTCCAGCATAGAAATAGATTGGTCTGGAACATGTGACTCTTACTATCCCTGAAGTTGTCGTCTGAGCCACTGAAGTGACCTTGGTTAGTCTGGACTGTCGGTTGGCCCCCACAGTTTCACAGAGTTCCAAATCAGTAGAAACCAGCAAATCTCCAACTGAAATAATTTTATCGTTCGCCTGATCTGGGGCAAAAAGAAAAGTGTTGGGATTAGATCTGGACCCTGTAGCTCCAGGAACTACATCCAAAAACTGATTTATGGAAGCAACAGATGAAACTATATCGGTCTTACCTGCAGTAACACCAATTCCAATGTTGTCTGATGCATAAACAGAACCGAAGGGAGGATAATTCACCAAATCGTCAGGGTTTTGTCTGGCAATATTATCGAATGCCCTGACGTAAGCCACGTTGTATTGATCTCTATCTACAGTTAACTGTGTGTCGAGGTAGTAAATAGAAGATCCCTCCGAGTTCAACCAAACCGTATCTCCGTCTTGGATTTCATCGTATTGAATATTTTGATACAAACTAGTTGAAATTTGTCCGACGAGGGTATTACTTTGAGCTGCCCCTGTGACGGAAGCAATTGCATCTATATTTAAATAATCTGATGCTCCAAATTGCTGATAGAAGGCATTAACAAAACTTCCAGTAATACCGGCAGTTAAGAAAGTAGGTTGAACTGAAATTCCTTGAGCCGAATAAAATCCGGTGTCCAATGGATGGGTAAAGGTGATAGTTAAATCACCAGAGGTTTCAGCTACACCTGATACTTTTAATTTAACCAAATTCCCTGAAGAGAACTGATTTACGACATTACCCGATGCTCCCGCAGGAATAGTGACCGTTCCTACTATGAAAGGCGAACTGGTAGCAGAAGGGGTCAAGAAATCTTTCAGTAAAGTTTTTTGAGCAGAGGTCAAAGAAGGTTCTGTTAAGATATCTGCAGAAGCGGCCGCTCCCGTGCCTCCGCCTCCCGAAAAAGTGACCGAAGGAGCGGACGTGTATCCAGATCCGCTAGCTGTTAAAGTAATGCTAGAAACCGCATCTCCAGTTATGACCGCAGTGGCAGCAGCACCAGTTCCAGGTCCAGAGAAAGTGACTGTTGGTGCACTAGTGTAACCGGTACCTCCGTTGGTAATATAAACATTCACAACTGCACCCCCCGTCACGCCCGAATTGGTTCTAACGTAATGTAGACCCCCGAAAGTAGCTGTGGAACTGTAAGGAACTAGAGCTGAGGCAGGAATACCATAAGATCCTGTTACGCCATCTATTCTGTGCAAAGTACCAACGTTCAATCCCGAATAGGCAATAGCGGCTGTTCCCCCTGTTACCCCACCAGCACCAGTAATTCCTATGTAATTTTGGGTATAAACGTAATCTTGAACGAGCTGCTGGTCGTAGCTCAAAAAGTTCAGAGTTGGATCTTCAAGATCTCTGTCACCAGTTAGTTCATCAATTAAAAAATTACCGACTAAATCGACTTTAAACCTATTTTGACACAAATAATCCAAAGCTTCTGCGTCAACCGCACAAAATAGACCCGTTGAAGGAGTGTTATTATTGACTAGGGTCTGGATGAATTGGTTATTACCATTCAGATCTACAAAGTCAACGATCAAACAGCCCGTAGTTTGTGAAATGATATTAACGTTTTGTTGGCTTAAGAATTGGTTGATTTTACTTTTAACAAATCCATTTCTAGTAAAATATTCTGCCCATTCGGGGTCTTGTGACAAAGATGCATAATCAGTCCAGTTACCAGACACCGCAATAATATCTATGAACCAATCTGAAATGTAGTCATAAGGATGAACGTAGCTAGGAACATTGTCAGCTCCGTACCAATCGATGGCAAAAACATCATAGCCTTGTAAAGGTGGGTTAGCATCAGTAGATTTTCTGACGATAACGCTCATGGGCTCTTGACCCAGATTCACTAAATTAAAAATTCTACCTTGATCAGGAATTGACATTGTTGCCAAGAAATAATCTACATCGGCGTACCAAAATCTTTCTTTATTGTAGAAAGATGAATAGAGCCTAGAGGTTAAAACCCCATTAGGTTCATCTGTTGCAACAGAAAAGCCAAAATAGTTTACCTTATCTGCCGTAGGACTATCTTCATCATTGTTTAGCTTTAATAGATTCAAGGCAAAAACTGGACCTGTTTGCAGACAAGTAAAAATAGATCTTTGAAAATAAGAACCTTGACTTTCTAAAGTCTTATCAATATCACCAAAAATGGCTATAGCAGTGGTGATGTCTGGAATGTAAACAGGAGCATTAAATGGTCCTTTATTAGAAAATCCTACCACCAGCCTGATTGTTTGGGAGGTGAGAATGACGTTTTCGGAGGCATCAAACTCCAGCGTATAAACACCAGAAGCTTTGAATTGAGAGAGATCTAATTTTATTTTCTTTGCCATTATTTTACAGAGGATATTTTTCAGCTTATATATCCACAAAAAAACAGGAATTTTGTAATTATTTATTCTAAAGAAGCTTGCTGAAAGAAGAATAAAAATCGCTTTCCTTACTTCCAAATTCCCCCATTTTGGCTGAGAGTTTTTTGTCGATTAGGGATTTGTAATTTTCGTCTATCTCATCATAAATCTGACCCACTAAATCGTGGAAAGCTGTACTTTCAAACAGGCCCGAAAGATTTACCACCGACATAGCCACATCGTCATGACCTGACTGGCTCGAATAAGTACCGGTAGTATTAAGACCAAAAGAGAACATTTCAGGGATGGTCCAGTTTTTTTCGTTCAGGATGATTTTATTATTGCGGGCCAGGTATCTCAACCTTTCACAGTATTTGAGCTTGTTTTTTTCATTGTATTTAATACCAGGCTTAGGAGTTCTGGCAGATTCAGTGTGTTTGGTGTGTAAAAATATATCCAGAGAAATGTCATCGTGAAGGAGGAGTTTATCCAGTAACAATTCTCCTTTAAAATTCATTTCCAAGATAACTGTAAGTCTTTCCCTGTCGAAAACCTTTAGAATTAAGGCCTCTAGCATTCTCTTAAAATCTTCTATCTCTATCTCATTGTCTCTGAGGATGCCAACCTGAAGAAGCCCGAAAAAATCAGCCTCATCGCTATAATCATACATTTCTTCGATGTAAGATTTGGGGAGAGGTACAACCCTAAAGATGTTGACGACAGTGTAGTCACCTCTGCTTCCCGAGGCCAAATCGACCGAAATAACAAAGCTTTTTCCATCTAGAGAATCACTTCCTAGCTGGAATTTAGGGTGCCATCTGAAGTTGTGGTATTTCAATTTCTGATCGCTCAAAGCATCTATTTCCCTCCAGGTGTATTCAGCCTCGTTAGATTTCATTTTTCTTAAATCTGCCGAGCTGAGAAGAAGAGTAGTTGAGCTAAGAAATTGATTGCCATATTCTTGGTTGAAGAGTTCTTCACTGCCCAGATTGGCTATTTCTTGATTTTTCCAGTCCTCATCCCTGCCGGGTACTTGCCACCAATCAACCCTTATAGGATTGAAGGAATTTTCCCCCGTTAAAGCCCCTTGGTACAAATCATAGAATTTGTTCATGCCATTAGGGGTAGAAGTAATAATAATTCTTGAGACTTTAGAAGATGAAACAGTAGGGTAGGTCGATCTGAAGAAAGATTCAATGAAATTGGGGTGAATGTGGGCAAACTCATCCATGTAGAGAAAATGGATGGTAAATCCAATGGCAGAAGTTTTAGTGGTTGTTTTAGCTATAGCCCTGCACCCATTGTCGAATTTCATGGACATGACATTATTAACAACCATGCCCGGTTTTAGAAACCAAGGCAATCCTTTAACTATGCCCTTAATTTTATCCATCAATTCTTCTGCAGTCGAGCCCACGTTGGCCAAAATCATGGCGTTTTTATCGTGGTTAAAGAGCAAATACCAGACTAAAATCATGGAACTGGTAACGCTCTTACCTATCTGACGTGGTGCGAGTAAAATTGAAAAACGATGTCTTTGATACTCTCTTAAAATGGATTTCTGATAGTCCCTCAATTCAATGTTCCTGAGACCGTCGTCAGTCATGACCTGACAATATTTAGCAAAATAAACAGAATCCTGGGCGCACTTTTGAATTTCAACTATTTCCTCTGGAGTGTATTCATACAGCAGATTGGCTCTTTTAAGATCTGTCTCACCCTCGTGAAAGGGGTTGTCAACCGATTTATAATCCAGTCCTTCTTCCTCACCTTTTCTGAGTAGTTCTTGAATTTTCTGAGTACTCCAATAATTTGAATCTCTTTCTACTACTTGTTCTTTCATCTAAGATTTATTGAAAAAGTTCATCGTCAATATCAAATCCTTTTTCTTCAGCCACACTAATGCTTTTCAAGCCATCCGATTCTACTTTTTGTCGGGCATTAACGACTGCGGTTTCGCTCTGTTCTTCCACAACGTTAACGTCTTGTATCTCAGCTCCGATAATGTCTCTAAGTCCTTCCATTAAACTTTTAGTTCCTCTGACCTTAATCAGGTTGTCCCTCCCAGTAGGGTTTTGTCCCTGTTGGGCTCCGGGTTGATCTTGGGAGTTAACCTGATTTTGGTTTGAGTCTTGATTTCTGTACACTTGGCCAGATCCAAAATTCGGATTTTGGTGAGAATGACCGTTATGAAATCCAGAAGGCTGGGTATGGGTAGACACCATGCCGGGCTGATGAATATCAATGGAACCGGAGGTTGTTTTTTTCTCCAGATCCTTGTTCAAATTCTTGTAGGAATTTTCGGATCTTTCAATGTAATTCTGGAGATCTTTTGGCATCTGAATGATTTGTCCCTGCAAATGGGCTAAGACTTCAAACATCTTAGGTGCGGTGTTTCCTAAATCTATTTCCTCTACTAATTTAGTGATGGCGTGTTGGGCAGTTTTAAACTGCATCATCATTAAAGCCAGATTTGAAGAATCTAGTTTTTTTCTAGCCTGAATATAGCTTGTCTCGTCAACCAGGTTGTCATCAACGTGAAATTTGGCCATGGATTCCACTAGATCTCTGGAGTCGGTTCCTGTGGATTGTGATACATCAATAAAATCTAAAACCCCTGTGGTTTTAAGTCTAGGTAGATCTCCCACCTCCACCACACTCTGATCCAAATTCTCGTCCAGGAGGATTTTATCCAGTGAAATCTTAATTTTTTCCTGGACTTCTTTGGGAACTTTTGGTTTTCTTCTAGGCATAGCTTAGAACTTTTAGGCTCGGTTTGAAATTTATATATCCAAACTCTACCCCTTTCTCAAAATTTTAGGAATAGCTAAGGTTGGTTTGGCGTTGTCGATGATCTGGGCTAACTGAGAATCTCTGACCACATTCTGGTTCAGGACAATCGATTGTTTATCTATATCGATCATGGAATTGAAAATTCTGATGTTGCTTAACAACAGCGGAGAGGTGTAAATACGATAACTGTTATTATTGGTGCCATAAAGAGGATTTGCTACATCTTCTACTATTTGTCTGGGTAAATCGAAGGTGTAGGTTTGGGTTAAAGCCACAAAATCCTGATGGAGAGGGATTAATTCAGAAGTTTGTTCTTGTGGATTATTGGGATCATAGGATAAGCCCCAAATGTTGATAGACATTTGTTGGTACTTATTAGAAATATTCACTACTACCCCGTACCAGTCTCCCAGTTGGGGAACGAATTGGAGTTTGGAATTATAGGTTAAAGAATTGAGATAAATCTGAATCGACCCTTCTTGAATGAAATTGGTGTTACCAGGTTCCTGAACTCCCGAATGGATCAGGTCGATCCTAAAACCCTCTAGTTGACCTATACTATTGATGAGATCTGCCGAAATTAAATTTCGGGCCTGTGCCTTCTGCATTTTGAGAGGGGTTGTTCCCTGAGAGAAAGGAGTATTGGGATTAACCACTGAAAATTTATACGGATCTATGACCGAAGAGACCATAAATCCTCCACTGTGGTTGGCATCAGATTTAATGGCCACATAGCCCTCCGGGTTAGAATCGAATCCTCTCCAGACGCTCAAGCCGTGTTTGTAGGGATAGGTATTGTAAACTATTCTAGACTCGGTTTCACCTTCTTTCACCATTGCCAACGGGGGGAATGGTTTTTTAGTCAATGAATTCTCGTTGACGTAATTTTTGAGGCTAAACCAAGAAGAATAAGCAATTTCTCCGTTTGAATCCAGTTTTGGAGCAACTCTGTATCTGACCGCATTGCGGTATTTGTTGGGTTCGAATTGAAAATTGCTGTCCGTCAAAAAGGCATCGTTCAGGTCGTAATACTGGTTTAAAATAATGGTCCAGTTGTTGTTCAATTCGTAGTTGATGATAGGTAAATTCTGATAGACATAACCCCGAGTTGGATCTATACCCCTTTCATTGGTGGTTGTGACGTACTGTTGAGGTTTTGTGATCTGTTCTTCTTGCGAGGTTGTTTCTTGACCGAAAAGCTCTTGGGAGTTGATCGCTATACCATCCAGTTCTTCCTTGTAGGCAGGATCTCTGAAATAAGTATTTGATTTTGGGTTGTACTTTTTGAGTTCCAATTTGAAATAAACAGGGGAGTACATGAAATCTCTGAACAGGTAGGTTGAGTTTATTTCATAGATCCTATTGGTTAAAGGAAAATAAATGATGTCCCTCTTTCGGGGCTGGGATCCTCTTCCGAAAAGGGATTCGAAATAAATTTTGTCGATATGAACTTCAAAGGGCTCTTCAAAAGAAATACCAAAGGGATCGTAGTTCACCTTATTGTCTGGGAACTGATTCTGGGGAACCATGACCTTGACACATTTTTCCTCTACCACATCAAATAAAGTCCATTCCTTAAGAATAACGTCCTTGGATCTAGACTGTGGTTGCACCGAATAGTAATTAGTTTCAAAACCAAACATCCGGTTGACTATTAAGCTCAAATCCTGATACAAATTGATCGCCTTGTTAATGTTGTAGGGCTGAAAAGTGAAGGGACCACATTCGTTAAAAACAACTGGCCGATTTGATTTTTCGGGAGAACATTGAGGGACAGGATTGCGGATCACCAACTTATCAGGTCCATCCACTACATTGGTATTATATGTCAAATCAAGATCAAAAGAAACTATTACTACACTGGGATCGATTGGCTGATCGGTGGAATAGGCAATAGTGCCATCCTGATTTACCACCACCGAAGTAAATCTAAATTCTGGATAGAAAGGTTTAGTTGGATTAAGAGGAATGGAAAAAATCTCGGCTTTTTCCCCCGAAGTGGAAGATTTATTGTAACCGGTCAGTGCTGTTCCAACTGGTACCCACAAGGACCATGTCTCTCCGTCCACCGAATATCTAAAATCTATAGCAATGTCATTGGTGATCTGTGCATTGGAGACTGTATCCAAGTTAATGGGATAGGCATTAACAGCACCCGCCGTATCTATGATCCAGCCATCAAAAGAATTGACATAATAGAAAGGAGCATCCCAGCTTAAAACCCGATAGTTTCCAATATAGGTGAAGTTGAGAGCACTGTCTAATTGTTCAAGTCTTTCTACCAACCAGGTTTCAGTAGCACAGGGAGCATAGTAATAAACACCATCGCTGCCTAAAACAACGTGGTGTCCGTTACATCCTATCTGAATGGCTCTAGCCGTAGCTGCATCGATTGTGCTGTAAAGGTTATTGGTACTAGAATCTACTACCTTCTCCGTGTTAGGGAGATTATCCTGATATGCAT